GACGCCGTTCCGGCAAGGGTCGAGATGAACCCGCCAGGTGACAGGACGTGACCGACCAGTTCGGGGAATGTATACGTCTCGGATGGCTGGAGCGTCTTGGTCTTGACGATCAAATTGTCGTTACCGGCCGATCCGGCAGGGTTGACCAAGTTGACGCTGATCGTCGCCGCGCTGGACGAGTAGTTGGTGGCGGTGAACTTGTCGATAATGGCCGTCACGCCCGTGGCCGTGTAGACGGTGGACTGCGTGTTGTTCGCGGTCTGGGCGGGGACGAGTGTCTTAACAGTGACGGTCATGGCGTCATCCTACTGCTGAATTTGCGTAACTTCAACGACTGCGCACGGAGCAGCCGGGGCAAACGCTGTTGCGGCGACGCTGGTCGGCGCCAAATCCGTATCGTCTACCGCCCACATCAACTCAATATAGTCGTTTGCGGCAAGCGAAAAGAACTCAGAGTTGCGCGCCACCAGATAGCCGCTGCTGTCAGACAGCGATCCGATCACCGCGCTGTTGGGGTAATCTGTAATCCCGTTCAGCCGCCACCAGACCCATGCTCTTTTAATGCTGGAGTTACCGGACGAAAACTGAACGCGGGCGTTGAACTGATACAACCCGCTTTCCGACACTGTAAGTTCCGTGACAGGTGTACCGGCTATTGAGACGCCGTCCGCAATGCTAGCGCCGTCCCACTCCATGGCGTAGGCGGTGTTGTTGGACAGAGGCGTCACGCCCGTGGTGTTGTAGAACTCGCCGTAATACCGCTCCTGCTCAATGGTCGGCCGGACGAAGATGACGCCGTTGGTCGCGTCAGACACCACACAAGCGGCTAGCGGGATGACGTTGTCCGGCGCTGTGGGCTTGACGTTGGTCAGGTCGCCCGCCACGGTTGGGCTGGCGTAGAGGATGTCGCCTGCGCTGAACGCGCTGGTGTCGATGCCCCGCACGAAACCCCAGGTGCAGCAATAGCCCTTGTCGCCGCTATCCGGCAGGTCGTGCGTCATGACGCCGAGGATGTAGAGCGTCGGTGTGGAGCCGTCCGCCAGATAGGGCGCAACCAGAAGGGCGTCGGTCGTAGCGCCAGCAAAGCCGACGACCGAGCCGTTCGGGATCGTAACGCCGGTCGTGTTGCCAACGCGAGCGTAAGTCTCCTGCCCGATCTGCTGGGTGACGCCGTACTCCATGCCGAGGTTCAGCGTCTGGTCCGCAGTGTTCCACGCCATGACACCGACGTCCGACACGACCGGCGGCGAGGGGTTGCGGGAGAACCGCAGGAAGCGTACGTTGTCCTGCTGGACCGACGCCATGGTGCCGAGTTCCGGCTGCGGGGCCATCTGAAGGCCCATGATCTGCTTGTCCAGTTCTGACGTATCAGAAAAACCCGCCTCAGTGACAGGTCCCTTCTGGATGTCTTCCAGCGACACCAAGCTGCCGCCCGTCTGGTTGAACAGGCTCAACAGGAACAGATACCACTCACGCGCGATCAGCCCCGTCCGCGGGTCCGTCAGCGGTACGCGCGGCGGGGTGATGTTGGTGATGTTAACCACTGGTGCCGCTCGCCTGTAGTTCAGCCCCCATGATGGCGATCTTGATGGGGTCGGTGCCAGATACCTCGTAGACGCGGTCGCGTATCTTGAGCGTCATGCCAAGGCGGCGCCAAATGGTGCGGTAACCGAACTGGCCGATCTTGCCCATCGACCGCCAGTGCTCATTCGACCAAGTGTGGCCACCATCGTCGGACCAGCGAAGCATGACCTGTGGATCGTAACCAGGCGCTGCCGGATAGCTGGTCGTGGTCAGGTACACGGGCGGTGTAAAATCGTAAGGCGGGTTTGGATTGTCGGCAATCGTTTCCAACCCATCGTTTGCCTCGGTCGTCAATGTCTCACCGCTTTCGGTCGTCAGGTCGTTCTGCGCGTATTCCGCTAGCAAAATGTCGCCATCTTCAGCCGTCAGGTCTTCAGCCGAGTACGCCGGGTACAAATTGAGGCCAACGCCCGTCTCGCAGTCAAGCTGAAGCGAATACTGCGCCGTGCGCCGAAGCGTGTTCTCGCCGGTCGGCAGCGCGCGCCACGACCGCAGCCAGCGCTGCGTTTGCCCGTTGTCGGAATAGACATCCAGATCGTAAGCATACAGATTGCCGTTTTGGTAGTCTCCAACCAAATTTTCGCCGTTAAAGAACACCTGCGTCGCGCCGCGCTGCCGCGCCCACTGCTCGTTTTCCCACGCCCAACGCTCATGCCATGCGCCGGTCGTGGCGTCGTAGACCCATGTTGCGCCCGCAGACGGAAACGACAGCACATAGAACGAATGGCCGTCCTGCTGATAAGTATACGCCACAGCGTCCGACATATTGCCGTACTGTTGGATTTGCCACTCGACCGCGTGCGTCGAGATGCGCTGTCCCTGATATCCGTTGGCGACGTAGACAATGCCCTGACCGCGGAAGTCCTTACCGAGCCAGTAGACCTGATTGTTCATCTTGGCCACGGAGTAACGCGCGGCGCAACCCAACTCGTTATAGGCACCCTGAATACGCACAAGCGGGAAGTCAGACAATCCAGCGTTGTACCAAACCTCGGTCGAGTTGTTGCCGAACAGCCAGACCTCGCGGTGATCGACGATCATGCTGATGATGTTGTCCGGGTCGCCTTCGGCACTTACGAAGTCCAGCGGATCAATGCTGGTGCCGTCCAATAGTGCCGTCACCCAGATGCGCTGGCTGTTGGGTTCAATGAAAACGAAATAGCCGTCGAGATAGTCCACGACTGAGGCACCGGGGAAGTCCGGGTCGGTGATCTGCGCGAAGACGTTGGTCGAGGTGTTGTAGATGTAGCCAGCCGGATCGGCGGCGATCATGATCTGCGTGCCGTTGTCGGCCATGCTGACAGGCCCAGTACCGGACACTGTGCCGAGCGCCGTAGATGCAAAAGAACTGGTTACGCGGTAAAACGTGTTGCCCGACACAACGTAAATATACGCGCCGTGTTCCCAAAGCCCCCGAATAGGACCGGTGCCGACTGTAGTCCGCAAGGACAGACCAGGACACCGTTGCAGGAAGGCGGGCTGTTTGCCGCCTTCCGGCACCATCTCAGGGAACAAGTTCACCATACGGCTATCCGCAGCATTTACGCTGCGAGCCACATAAGATGAACCGAGGATCGGCGTCTGCATCGGTTAAGCCAGCACTGCGCCACGGAGCGAGATAGCCCACCAATCCGAGCCAAGGAATTGGAGCACGCAAGCATCTCCCACCGCGTTGAACGTAATGGTCGTTCCGGCGCCGAGATTGGTCGGCGTAAGAATGCCGGTGTCGCCACCAGCGGCTTCTGCCACATAAACGATGGTCTTGAGTTGGCCCTCAACGCCGTCGGCCAGCGTCAGCGCGTTGCCTGTAGCCGTAGACGTGAACTTGGTGACTGGCTGCGTGATGTTGACTGCGCCAGCGCCAGACAGCGCCTGTGCGCCCTGAATGAACGCTCCACTAAAGGTCTGGTTGCCCGCAAACGTCTGCGCCGCGTCCGTCCGCGCGATGGTCGCGCTGGTGGACGGGAACGTCATTGTTGTGCTGTCGGCGCCTGCCAGCGTCAGCGAGTGATTAGCCGTCAGCGTCTTGCCATTTGCAATCGTCAGCGTGGCGCTGGTTGCAGGAGCGGTGATGGCCACCTTGTTGATGGAGGTGGCGGTCGCAACTCCAAGCGTCGGCGTAACCAGCGTCGGTGCGTTGGACAGAACCGTGCTTCCAGTACCTGTAGAGGTGGTAACCCCAGTACCCCCCCGCGCGACGCTCAGCGTTCCGGTTGTACCGGCGACAATCGGAAGCCCAGTTGCGCTGGCCAGTGACGTGGTGCTGAACAACAGCGCGTTGGTGATTTTCTTCGTGATGCCGCTCTGGACAATAGGAATTTCATCTGCCGGATCAGCAGTGAGTGCAGCGGGAAGTTGTGAGATGGCAACAGTGGACATTAGGCTTGACCTTTTAATACGACACAGTTAATATTAACTGTGTTGGTTGGAGGACAGATATGGAACATAGTTTGACGGCGGAACGTGTTCGTGAATTGCTTGACTATAACCCACGCACGGGAATTTTTACATGGGCAATTAGCCGCCGTAGATGTAGAAAAGGCAGCGTCGCTGGGTGCGTCATGCGGAACGGTTACGTTGTCATTCGTGTTGATGACCGACTGTATTTGGCCCACAGACTCGCATGGCTTCATGTGCACGGGCGCTGGCCTGTTGAACAATTGGACCACATTGACCGAAACCGCGCGAATAATACGCTGCGCAATCTCCGCGAAGTCACAAACGCCGAAAACGCGCAAAACCAAAAACCGCGAAAAAATAAAAGCGGATTTTCGGGTGTCCGAAAGGAAAACAATAAGTGGCTGGCCGAGATCAAAGTCAACTACAAACCGATCCGGATTGGGCTGTTTGAAACCCCCGAAGCGGCGCACGCAGCCTATATTGATGCCAAACGCAAACTTCATCAGAAATTCCCGGCAAATATTGAGTAGCGCTGCCGCGTTCCGACGATGCTGTAGGGCAGCGCCATGATGTCGTCAGGGTTGTTGATGCGCTTCAGGTTGCGCTTGGACGTCATGGCGATGCGGGACACCTGCCGCGACGGCTCGACGCCGAACTCAGGGGCCAGTTCGCAGGCCAGATTGTAGCGGAAGCAGCGCAGATAGCCTGGCGGGAAGGCCAGATTGGTCGCCAAATTGGCAGGCTGGTTCAGTTCCTGCACCGACACGATATGGAACTCCAGCACCTTGGTCGGCACCGGATAGACGTACATCTCGATGTCCGGGTAGGTCATGTTGACCCACAACACCTGCGGGTAGGTGGACGTGACGGTCTTGACCGCGATGCCGTTGTACTGCTGCTGGTTGATCAGCTTCAGGCCGTAGGAGATGCCGCTGGCCGGATCACGGAAGTAGGTCGCGTCGTCGATCAAAACCGGGCGGTTGCCGACGATGTTGCCGGTCGGCCCAAACGTCTGGAAACGGGCGCCAGGCGGCCAGCTAACAACCTGATCCTGCGTTGCGAAGACGGCGAGGCGCTCCGTATTCCACGACTCGATCATCTGGTTTAGCGCGTTCAGGGCGTCCTGCGCCGTCTCGGAAGACGGCGTTTCGCCTTCGGCCAGCACACCAATCAGTCGCAGGGAGCCATTGATAATGTCGCCAGCCGATGCCATGCTATTCGTCCTTCGTCACGCGCGGGCGACCGCGACGGCGCGGAGCCTCGGACAGCACATTAACCTCAACCGCAGGCTCTGGCAAGTCGTCGGTCGGGGCTTCGACAGCCTCCTCGACAACCTCTTCGATGACCTCGTCATGGAGGTCTTCCGGGTCAAACCGCACCCAGCCGTGGCTCTCATCGTACTGCGCTTCCATTTCCATGGTGGCAATCTTGATGCCGTGCTTGTGGTGCATCAGGTAAATTTCAGCCATTGTTTTTCCTTATGAGGAACAGGCGGCCCGAAGACCGCCTGTCTGGTTACGAGATCAGGCCAAGAGCCTGAAGGCGGCTCTCAAGCTGAGCGACGCGGGTCTGGAGGTTGGCGATAACCGCCAGCACCGAATTACCCTCGTCCTTGGTCACGAACCCAAACGGGGTCGTCTGGGTCAAATCCTGAATGGCATAGTCGGCCGTACCGGGAGCCGTGGACGTGATGGTCGTCAGAGCGGCCGTCAGCGCCGCGCCCTTGGCCGGGTAGACCGGGTTGGCGATTGTGGCGCCGTCGAGGTACGGGTCCTCGTAGGCAACACCAACAGGCTTCGTATTGGGCATGTGGTTCTCCTTGAAGGGTTAGGCGGGCGGTTGACCGCCCGCCTTGTTGCTTACGAGATCGCGTAGAGCGCCCAAGCCGCGTCACCGGTCTTGCGGGCGCGGAAGCGACGCACGGTGCCAGCGGTAGCAGCGATGGTCATCAGGCCCTGCGAGCCAGACGTGCCGATGGACCAGCCGGTGTTGGTCGTCATGGTGATGACGCCAGAGCTGGAGCCGTCCACGTTGATCACCGAGAAGTCGAAGCTGGAGCCATTGTGGGCGTTGCCCAGATAGCTGTCCAGATCGGCCGCCAGCGGCAGCGTGTAGGCAGCGGCGCTCGACCCCGGCGAACCGAGGATGATGCCGTTGACGAGCTGGGCAGACGTCAGGGTAGCGTTACCAGCCGGAACGGCGGCGGGAGTACCCTGTGTGCCAAGCTTGACTTCATTGACGTTGCCATCGCTGAACTGATAGCCGCCACCAACAGAAGGAAGTGCCATTGTCGTATTCTCCTATCTTTACCTGTTAGCCCCAGAGACGCACGGCCATCGGCGCGCGGATCACGGAATATCCGTAAAGCACGTCGATACGGCAGGGCATACGGTCGTTGTTGATGTCATACTGACGGACAACGCGCATCGAGATGCCGTTGTGCACCTGGCGGGAAGCCATGTCCACACCGTTCGGAAGCAGCAGGTCCGCGGTGGCGAACGAGATGGCGTCCTTGTGGTAGATCAGGTTCTGCGGGTAGGCCGTCGAGGCCGCGCCGACGAACGTGACGGTGGCGAGGTTCTGCGGGAAGCTGTTCACAGTGGCCAGAGCGTTCGACGCGGTGTAGATCGCCGGGCTGATGTTGACGTCCGTGAACTTGTTGCCCGCCGCGGTGTTGGCCGCAGTGACGACAAACTGCTGGAGCGAACCAGTGGACTGACGGGTCTGCGGGTTGACCGCGTACACGTTGGCAATCGTGAAGACGTCGCCGACGGCGAGGGTATGACCCGTGGTGCCGTTGAGGGTGATCTTCGAGGAGCCTTCCACCGTCATGGTGCCATCGACCGTGATCGTGCCGGAGCGCGAACCAGTCGTGAACTGCTGGATGGACTGAGACATGTTGATCTCTTCGTAACCCAGCACGCCCTCGCCCATCAGACCGTTGCGGAACTGACGAGAGATGGTGTCAACCGGGTTGAAGAGACCCTTCATGCCTTCGACCAGACCAGCGTTGGCGGCCGGGTTCACGGTCGCGTAGCGGTTCGGCATCATGGCAGCGAACTCGTTCAGCTTCTGCTGGCCCTGAAGCAGGACGAGCGAAGTGGCCGGGGTCGTGCCGGGGGTGCCGACAGAACTATAGATGCCCTTGTAGGCGTTGGCGACGTCAGCGTCGATGGAGGACGCAAGCTGCGAAATACGCGGCTTGAGCACACGATCAGCGAAGTCGTCGAGCTGCATGGTGAGTTCGGCAGACGTGAAGTTCACACCGATGTGCTTCTGGCTGTTGACCGTCAGCGTGGTGAACTGCTCGTTGTCGTCCTGCACCTGAAGAGCAGCGCCGTCCGTGACCAGAGCGCGGTCGGGCAGACGGATACGCAGGGTCGAACCGATCTTGGCACCTTCGACAGCGAAGCTGTCGTCGTACTGACGGTTGACGTTGCGGGTGATGACGAGGTTGTTTTCCAAGATCTCCAGCGCCTTGCGGGTGATCATGTCAATTGTCAGCAATGAATTTGCCATGTTTGACTTTCTCTCTAAGTGGTGCTAGATATGATTTGGTAGTTAACCAAAGGAGTTACAACGTGATTAGCTTTGAAGTTGACGGTATTCAATACCGGGTTTTCAACAACAATTACGCCGTCTCGCGCTGCGGGAAAGTTCTCAGAAAGCACCGCCCGCACACCCCTAGCAAACATCCGCACGGATATTTGAGTATTGGCAGCAAGCACTTGTTGCACCGCGTGGTAGCAATGTGTTGGATGGACGGCTTTGATCCGACCAAACACATCCACCACATCAACGGCGACAAGACGGACAACAGACTGGAAAATCTGGGGTGCCTTACGCCGCAGGAGCATCTTATCGGCCGCCACGCCGATATGCTGGTGCGACTTGGTAAATACGAACGAACCGAAGAAACGCGCGCAAAACTGCGGGAGTACCGCACCGGGCGCGTTACGTCCGAGGAAACCAAGGCCAAACAGCGGGCTGCGCTGGTTGGCAGAACACGCCCGTACTTTAAGCGTGCGGGCCACTCGGAAGCCTCGAAGCAACGGCGTAAGGAACAGCACGTCCGCAACACGCGGTGTAGCGTGTTGGGGGTAGAGTACCGTTCTTTTGCCGCTGCTGCGGAAGCCACTGGTATTCATCGGTTTGTCATTCGTAAGCGGTGTCTCTCTGAGAACTTCCCCGACTACAAAATCCTTCTCTAGCGTCTACGTTG